TCTTCTATCCAGTCAAAGTATTCTGCGCATGCTGACCACAGCTCATCAGGTGAACCAAATATTGGGTTTCGCCCATGACTACTGCGGGCCTCCCAGAATCGGTTACCCTTCGGTGCTGCCATCTCTCTATCCTCGTTAACTCATTATCCAGCCCACTCAGTGAATAGGCTGTGTAATTGGTTATGCTGTCACGCCTGATGCTTTCACGGCAGCCAGCAAAGCGTTGTACTTAGCTGACAGAGTGGCAAAGTCATTCTTGATTGCCGTGATAGCCGCATTGGTTGACGTCAGTGATGCAGCCGTAGCGTCAGTTGTTGCCGCGGTTGCTGCTGGTACGGCCGCAACTGTATTTCCGCCAGATGTGCCACCGGATGAGTCGGTGAGCGCGGTAATTGCTGCCTGCTGAAGTACGCCTCCGCGATCTGTAGTCGTTGGCTCTTTGTTCCCTGCCATCGCTGTAGTTGCGGTAGTACCGATTACTGGTGCGAATGTTGACGGCTTGCCAGTTACAGAGCCCCATGCGATCGGCGTGCTTGTTGCAGTGTACTGAGCTTCGAATGCTGTTTTGGTCATGTACAGCAGCTCACCGTACTGACTCTGGAATACGTACCCTGTTACTGCCGGCTTAAACGTCGACATGAACAAAGCAGACAGATACTGGTCAGGATATGGCCCATCAAAGGTTGCTACTGCTGAGCCATCCACAGCCTGCGTCAGGGTCTTAATTGGTAAGCCACGAACAAATGCGCCGCTGGCATCTGAATATGTTGGCCACGGTTGAGTGATCATCATCTATCTCCTGTTCTTATTGGAAAAGCGCCATCGCTTCAGTGGCGATTTGAATTGCCTTGTCTGTTCTGGCTACAACTCCGGTCTCACCCGTTGCAAGCGTGTATCCGTCAGTGAACAGTTCCAGCTTTAGCTTATCGCCTGCGACAAATGCGATTGCTTTTTTGGCTGCAGCCGTGTCGCGCATTACAAGACGATAGATGGACAAGTTCATCTCATTAATTTCTGTAACCTGGATAATTTCTGCCATATTTGGAATATCCTGCTGGGTTGTTATGTATCAGCCCGGACATCCTTGATACGGACTACGCATTAAACTTATATAAAACTCTGTAAATAGCACCCGAAACCACGATTTGCGGAGTTTTATAAATGCTGTCTTTCCCGCTGTCCGCCATCGCAAAAAATCTATTTAGCCGGTTGTAGGCTGGAGGTTCATCTCTCGATGGCTGCCGCTGTTATTAGCCCCACCTGCGACTGGGGTGTGCTACTGAAATATGAAGATTCATTTAAGGCACTGCTGCCGGATGTAGTCCTGCAAATACTTCACTTGCCCTGTCACTGTTTCGTTTGCGGTTCTGAGGCGCCAATAATCCCGCTCAGCATCTGGGTTAAGTCCGGGGGTGGAAGCATCGCCCATGCTGCCGGAGGTGGCGGTGTTACTTTTGCAGGTAGCGTTGAGCTGCAACCGACGCTTGCCAGTAGTAACATCGCGCTCAAGCTGATTGATAGTTTCCTGAGCATCGGCGAGTTCCTGCGTATATTTTGTGTCGAGAGCTGCAACGTCACGCTGGCGAGTCTGCATGTCTTTAACCGTTAACTGCGATAGCTTTAGCTCATTCTCTGCTAACAGGGCGCGGTCATAGTTGCTGCGGGCTATCTTCGCAGTGACGACAAGTAGTGCAATGAGCATTGCGGCTACGATGACTCGCCAGTGTTCGGCTATGGCTTTCCATATCATGACAGGAACAGAGATTTCTCTGCCTCACGCCTCCGCGTCAGTCCCGCCAACTCTTTACCGCCAGCCTTGTTCCACTTTGGAAATTCCGCAGCCGCCCCAGCATAGTCACCGGCATTCAGCTTCTTCAGCAGAGTCGAACCTTTCAGCGCATTGACGCCAAGGTTGTATGCGAAATCTACCAGGGAATCGAACTGGTTTTGATTAACCGCCACGGTCACCAGATTAGTTACGCCCTTCTCGTACTGAGAAACACCCTCAGCAAGCAGGATGTTGGCTTTCTGCTGCGTGATAGTCATGCCTTTTGCAACAGGCTTACCATCCACTGGCTGAGTCCATCCGTAGCCGATCGTCCAGACGCCGACGCTGTCCTGATACGCCTGTAGCTTGCATCCTTCAAACTGCTTGATGAGGGTGATACCGTTATTGCTGATTTGCATTTCTGATACCCGTGATTCGTTCCCAGAAGAAGCTGAGCGCCACGCTACCCATTGTCCCGGACATTCCGGATACTACGAGCACGTAGTAGATACTCAGGCCCGATTCGATGCTGATAAGCCCACCAATCAGCCCGGCAAATCCAGATACAGCAACCTGAGCGAAAGCAGCCACCCAGCTCCATGCAGTTTTATTTGTTTTGGTGTCGATGATGTACTTCACAAAGCCGCCATAAATAGACATTGCAGCTATGAGCACCCACACGAGCAACCCATATGAGCCGGGGTCTTTATTTGGCATACGCATTTCTCTCACCTCGCCAGTTTGCGGGTGCTGTTCTGTGTAGTTGGGAAAGCGCCACTCATGCCACGGCACGTTATCTATGAGTGAAAGTGATTGATGGATGACTGGCGCTAAATGGGAAGAAATACTTCTTGTGCATAATCATTTTTTGATTATACTATTAATATCGAAAACACATTGAGGAAATAGAAATGAAACTCTTCCACGGTTCATACAGCAAGACTGCACCGGCTATCAAAATCGGTGAGTTTGCTATGTCCGGTGACAATGTGTTTGATGGGATATTTGCTTGTGCTGATGCTGATGTGGCTGGCTCACATGGCGACTTTGTTCATGCATATAACGTGAGCAACATCGCTGATAACGCAGCCTTAAACTCTCGCATTGATGAAGTTGTGACTTTCCTGGCATCAGAAATTGAAGCTGACGAAGAAACTATCAACTCACTGGCTAACGCAATTGCTGATGATGAATGTGACGCAGAATATGCCGACTACCTCACTCCCCGATCTTGCGCTGACGAATTCGCCGCAGCTTCATGGGAAATGCAGCGTTTGCGTGGCCGCGTGGCCGCCCATCTCGGTTTTGATGCCGTTGAAATGGAAGATGAGCACGGAACCAGCTATTTAATCGTAAACCCACAAATCATTGCGGAGTAAAGATATGAGCCTCACCGACTACATCAACCTGCACTTCGCTGGCAATAAAGCCGAGTTCGCCCGACGCATGGAGGTTCTACCGCAGCAGGTAACAAAATGGATTAACGATGACTGGATTGTTGTCGGCCACATTCTTTACAGCCCGCGCCGTTCCGTTCCTGAGAATGGGGCGTGATCCAGAAATGCAAAAGGCCCCGCATTAGCGAGGCCTCTTAATTTGGTAGCTACGTAAATAAGTCACACATACGGCAGCTTACCTTGTAATAGTGGCTCATTGGCTCAAACGAGTCAACCAGTTATTTGATATTTCTCTCACGTTAGCAACACGTTTTCGCTCGTTAAGTGCAGGTTTGAGCTTTTGGAATATCATCCACTGAGAAGCAGACAGTATTTGGTCAATTTCTCTTCGACATGTGACAAGTGATGGCGGCCTGATTGATTCGCCTCCCCTGCCTGACATTTTGCGGGGAATTGCGCACTTGTGGTAGTAAGCTGCAATTGCTCGCTTGGATGACAGGTGAACATAGTAGCTAAGAAGAATACCAAACGCTTTTTTATCAATGCACATGACGGAATCTACGACCTGAGAAATCAACATTCCGTCATCGTCATTGCACATTGGTCTGTCTGGATAGCGCTGTGGTTCTACTGTCGCCATGTACTGAGCTATAACGCTGCTCATGCGCTTTTCCAGTCTTCCGCTATAAACCCATGCCCCCCACTGCTCTAACCAGCTATCCAGCCAATCAGCTTGCTCTTTTGTCAGGCTTAGCTCTGTAACCTTCATGCTGCTTGCTCCCGTTGCTTTAAAAGTTGTCGAGTCTTTTCCCGATAAAGCTTCGCAAGTTCCTGCAATTCCTCTCGCGTCCATTTGATTACGGGATGCGGCCCCATCAGGCGGTCGAAAGCTTCCTGCCCGATTTTTTCAATCAGCCGTGGCGTGTAGTTTTCGATATTCCCGGACAGGTGCTGATTGCACGGAACACATTGCTTGTGGCAATTGGTTTCGTCGTAGCGAGTGGCGGGCGATGCGCCACGGGTTCGGTAGTGACCTGCGTCATACTTTCCTTCGTGATAGCGACCACAGCTAATGCATGGCTCTGCGATATCACGGGTTCGAATGTATTCGTTGAAGGCGGCTTGAGTTTGTTTGTGGAAGTGACTGAGGGGCTGTACTGCTAACTTGCGGACTTTTAAACTTCGTCGTTCCTGTTGGGCCTCATCCTTTCGCCGTCGCTCTGCTTTCTGTATCGCGCTCTGACGGTCTTTCTCTCTCTTGGCTAGTGCTATTACGGTTCCACACTCTGCGCTACACCAGGTTTGATTTGAGAAGGCTGGATGAAACCATTCCCGGCACTCAGGATTCTTACACCGCTTTCTGGGCTTCCTCATCGCTATCTCCATTCGGTTTAGTTTCTACATACGCCTCATGAGCGCACTCATCACAAAAATACGTCTCGCCATTTAACGACTTCGTACACTGAGCGCAATATCCTGCTGCTGCATTACTGTTGCGCTGGTAGGTGATGACTTGTTGCGGCGTCATAGTCATCTTGGAACCTCAACCTCTGCACCAGAATCAATCAGCAGTGCGCGGTGTAGACGTTGAAATGCGACCTCCAGCTCTCGCTTTGCTGACATGACGACATACTCCTTTCCTGACTCGTTGTAGGTTTCGTGTTTGGCTAATTCCTTTTGCGCTTGTGACAGGCTCCACTTAGCTGCTTCAAGCTCATCTTTCACGGTTGATAGCGTCATGCTCTTGTCCTTCTCATGCGGTCCCATTTAGCGCGCAAGAGTCCGTAGACATAATCGAATGTCTGAACCTGGCTTTCTGTTGGGATTGGCTTTGGTTTATTGCGGGAGCGTTTGGTGGGCTTGAATATCGATGCATCCATTACGGCTACTATGCTGCTCTTTCGCAGGCGCATGCCTCCCTCCCTGCTATTACGGCCCCGTATTCCATCAGCAAATCACGCTCTACAAAGCTGACATTGCATACGCCCAGCATGTGCGGATTCCAGATCAGAAGCATTGAACCTTTGTTATTACCGTTCACTGGTTTGCCGGTGTCAGCTCGGACAAAAGAAAGGCGACCACCAGTGATAAAGCGGATTTCACTGCAGGTGCGCTTTGCCTCATTGAACCAGCCAACCGATGTATCTGCAGGAACCAACATCACCGCGCCATGCTCATCGCTATCTATCTGTGATGCTTTGCGCACCCATGGTGTGATGTCACTGTAGGGCGGGTTAATCCAGATATAACCAGGCGGGAAATAAATGTCCCATTCGGTTTCCAGTGCGTTTTGCTCTTCAGTCAGATAGAGCGGAAAGAGATGATTTGCAACGCTGGCGGCCGCATCCCCAACAAAGTGAAATTCCTTGTTTAGCGCGGCGGCTATCTCTGGCGGTGTTCGCCATAAATTACGAATGTCGATCGGAGTGTTACTGCCTGTGAAATCGGTCATGCCGCTCTCCTTCGTTTATCGCCAAAGCGCTGCTCAAGCTCTTCAGCAAGCCTTGTTTCTTCACTCCATTTAACGTCACGCTCAGATCCGAACGCATAAGCACACTCAATTACATCGACCATTTCGCGGATTGTCATTTTGCTGGTAGAAAGCCCCAACACTACGAAACCGCCATTGATGCCCGGAACTGTTTTCTGGCCCTTCAGCGCGGCGGTAATCACGTGCTTCCACTCTTCAGGCGTCAGCCAGTTGGCGTACCACTCAACCTGTTTTGAAATGTCAGTCAGCATCGCCCACATTTTGTCGTTCTGGGCAATGGTACGAGTCATTTCGGTGATGGTGATAACGAGAGGTCGGTGTAGGTCGGTAGGTAGGTCGCGGATTATCTGGATGACGTTTTGTTTCTGCGTATCAGTCCGCAGGTAATACTTTGGTTTTTTGCTCACTGTTCACCTCGATAGCTTTCTCCAGACACGACAGCGCCGCCTCAACGATTTCTCGCTGATGGTTGCTTAGTCCTGTTTCGTGGAGAGAGTCGATTAAATCAAAAGCGCGGCGGGTATAGTCAGGTCGTAGTTGGTGGATTGTGGCTGTCATGTATGCCCCTATCCCTTCTTGCTGCCAAATATTGAACACAGAGCCAGCATTCCTGCAGCCATAATCAACAGGCCAAACACTGTTTCTGCAAGCATAAATAACAGACCTATGAACATGTCGTAGGACATGATTCCTCCAGTTGTGCGCGGGCCAGCCATCCAACCCACACAGTTGCTGTATAGGCAAACACATACCCTCCCCGCCTATCTTTCTCAATTCTATGCCCCTTGCTCTCACACCACGCTTCAAACTTCGCCCGCTCTTCATCAGGCTTTAGTGATTTGTTTGTCATAAATCCTCCATAAAATTAAGGCCCGCGGTTTGCGAGCTTGTTATTCGATTTCCGTTAATGAGTTAATGGTCACTGCCAGCACTCCTCATTGTTGCGCTGCGGCCATGTCAGCCAGATGCATTCGTAAACGAACGGGATAAACTCGTTGAAAAATGCTCCCCATTGTTCCTGTGCAAATCCGGTAGCATTATCGACCATTGCTTCTAGCGGTGAGCGGCGTACCGGTGGGCGGCTAATCCCGCATAGCCGTTCGAACTGGACGATTAGCTCTTCTTCTTCGAGGCATTTATCCAGAACTGCTGCAAAGCGCGGATTGGTCAGTAGCTCCTGCATTGATTCTGTCACGCACGCACCTCTCGAAGTAGTTTGTTAAACAGCGCCATTCCCTCGCTCATGTGCGTTGCCGGGGCTGAGGCTGGCTCAGTAATTGTTCCAATGGCTGCGTAACGATAGCCATGATGGCTTCCACTTCGTATCAATAGGCCATCCCGAAACAGGTTCGATACCTGCGGGCTAACGCAGCTACGAGTGACGCCCATCGCCTCGGCTATTTCATTTACTGATGTATTGGGATTGTTTGAGATGTAGGTGTGTATGCGTTGTCTTGTGGTGGTCATGGTTATCTCCAGTCTTTAGACGGCTCCTGTTTGCGCTCGTTTTCTGCAAACTGGCGGGCGGCTTCTTCCTGATCGATGTTTGTGAAATGCCCGTTGCGCCAGCCCATATAAAACGTTTTTGGTTGGCCTGAGCGATATTTGCCGATAATGATTTCTGCAAGCCCCTTCATGCTGCTGTTCTTGTTATAAACCTCGTCCCGATAGGGGAAGATAAGTACATCAGCATCTTTCTCGATTGAGCTGGAGCCTGCCAGGTCACTCATGTTCGGGCGCTTATCCTGTCGGCCTTCAGCATTGCGGTTGAGCTGTGCCAGGAGGATTACCGGGACTTTATTTCTGAGGCAGAACTGCTTCAGTTTTCTGGTTACGGCCGCAATGGAAAGGTCGTACCGATCTGCTTTTGGCAGGTTCATCAGCTCAAGGTAATCAATCGCCAGAAAGCTCAGGCCGCCGTCCATGTTCATGCGCTCGGCATGAGCGATGCATTCGTCAACGCTGAAAGATCCGTCAATGACATGGTTGTTTTCGTCCAGCAACGTTCCCGTGGCTGCGGTGAGGCGAGTATATTGTTCCTGAATCATGCCGAGCGGATTGCGTAAAGCCCCGATAGCTATTCCGGCGCGGTCTGCAACATGGCGCTCAACAACCTGCATGTCGGACATTTCCATTGAAACCAATAATCCGGTCCCTTTCTGCCGCCCAATCGAGTTAGCGATATTGATTGCCAGCTCAGTTTTACCCATACCAGGGCGACCAGCGATTACGATCAGATCTGTTCTGTCAAAGCCGCCATACTCGTCATCCATCGCCTGAATACCGGTTTTCAGATACAGGCCAGATTCCTCGCCCTGCATGCGGTTTTCCAGCACAACCATGTAATCATCAAGTAAGTCACCAATGCGGCGCGGTAGTTTATCGTTGGTTTCAAACTGAAGCCTGCCAACGATGCCGCTCACTTCAGCAATGCGGTCGTTGATGTCGTGCGTACCAGCTTCGCGAAGCAACGAGGCGGCATGAATCAATTCTTCCTCACCCTTGCGTAGCATCCAGCATTGACGAACACGCTTGGCCCAGCCACGGATATTTGCTGCGGATTTACAGCGTCCGGCCACTTCCAGAACGTAGTGCTTTGTGTCATCTGGAACAGCGGCTTGAACAGTAAAAATGTCCAGTGGCTCGGCCTTGTTCAGCAGGGCTATGATCACCTTGTACATCGTGCGGAGGTGGTAATTATCAAAAGCTTCAGCAGGTAGCTTACCGATGACATCACGGCATTCGATGTGATCGCCCTGAATCATCATTGCCCCAACCAGTTGTTCTTCAAAATCGTAGCTGTCCATCAGGTGCTTTCTCCCAGAATCTGATCAATCTTTTCCTGCCGTAGTGCGGTATCGATGCCGAACTTTTTCCCTTCAGGATTAGCGCCGCATGCCCACGGTGTGGGCTTGTAGCCGTGTTCAAGGTAGCCGTTCAGGAATGCGTCGATATCTTTCGGAGTGGTGCCCAGCTCTTTGCACTGCTTCAAGTAGGATTTCCAGAGACGCTTCAGGCCGTTTTCGGTGGTGGTGGTGACGCTACGGATTTTTGGTAGCCCGAATGTTTCGGCTTTGCAGTTCCAGGTGTTCTTCAGGCGTTCACGGTCAAACGGTGGGATTTCAGATCGTGGGTTAGTGCCTTTGGCTCTTGGGTTTGTTCCTGCCTGACGGGGTGTTAATTTTTCATTGCCAGGCATTCCCACATCGTGGGTTAGGGTATGTTTTATATTCTTACTAACTAACGTCTTACTCTGTTCGACCTCGTTAGTTACCAGCTTTGTTACCTCAACAGGCTCGTAGTCCGCGCCACCACTGGGTTTGTTTGTTACCTCATTGGTTACCAGCTTTGTTACCCCAAAATCGCCCTGATAATCAGCATGATTTATGACCGTTATCACAGTTCCATGGCGGTTTCCCGCGAAGGTGATCATCTTCTCCCTGGCGAAAAATTCCAGCATGTCACGAACCTGTTTAGGTGTTTTTTCTACTCCCTTTGGGTCTTTGAGTTTCCGTGCAAGTATCGCTATTTGCGTAACACATTGCCCGGCAGACAAATCCCATTCAACACCATCAAAATCAACCTTGCGCGGCCTGTGCTGCGCCATGCCAAGTATTCTCACCCACAAGGATAACTTTGCGTAGTCAGTGGCCCACTCAGCAGTAAGGACGCTTCTGAACAGCGCAAAATGCCCCTGTTTTTGGTTATCCATCCGCGAACTCCCGGAAGAGTTGCCTCCCCTGAATCTGTCTGTTGCGTATGCGACGTTACTCATGAGGCTTCTCCTGTTTCCGCTTGTTCTCTTCCAGCATTGCCCGGAGAGCCTCACACCCTTTCTGGCTTACCGCGCGCAGACATTTGTCACGCTCGATATTTTTATGAATGCCAGCCTGATAAAACCGCTGTTTTTTCATTCTGAATCCTCCACTTCGTAATCAGTGAAGTAACCTTTTGACATGGCAATGAATCGCGCCTCTGTCACTGTGTACGCCTTTCTTCCTGCCCGAACATTTCCATCAGGCGTAATCATGGTGCAGCTGTAGATGATTCTGCGTTGCCAGTTGCCAGGCATTTCAGCAATGGCTAGCACCTCAAGGATTCTCTTTCCATTAGCATCAGCTGTGTAGAACGCCTGATCGCCGTAACCACAATCGGCTGGCTCAAAATTCTTATGGCAGCCACCAATCCAGCGCTCATCGGTGACTACATCGCCGTTGTATGACTGGTAGTCTGTGCAGATAAAGCGAAATGGATAAACGGTTTCAAACTTATCCCCGGCCCGGAGATCGATGTTTACTTGTTTGGTTTGTCCTGGCATAATTACTCCTGTGAATTGATCCAGTTATTCGCACTAAGCGCTGAAGTGTTCCAAGCACTCCGGCGCTTTTTCTTTTGTCAGCAGCCTGGCCACATGCTTAGCCAGATCAGCTAACTCCTCGTCTTCCACTCCCCACTCCAGAACTGCCAACAGCATCGACATGCGCGGCAACAGCGATTCCTTCCAGCGGGTGATTTGCGACTTGTCCACGCCGATTAACTCAGCGACGTTCGCAACACCACGAATTGCAATCTTGCTCAATAACTTGCTTTCAATTGCACGGGCTTTATTGCGTGTTGTTGTAGTGTCCATTTCGTATGATTTCCATATGTTGAATAAGTCGTTACGTGTGCATACCTTGGGGTATGCCACTTGAATTGGTTCCCTGGTGTTCCGAGGGAGGTCAGATTGATAAAGAGCGGTAGTGCTTATGCTGCCTGTGTCGGATGAGGGAAAAGCCCAGGCAAATCCGGACGGATTTCGTAGGCCTTAACCTCACCGTTTGTTGCCGTAACCACCCGAACAACCTGCTCCGGTGCTACTTTCGCCTTGTTGTGTAGCCACTTGTAGACAGCTTGTTGAGATACTCCGCAAGCTGAACCAAGTTTCTGTTGCGAGCCAACTAAGGCAATGGCGGTTTTAATTGCGATGTTCATAACAACCTCCATTGTTAATAAATACCAGTATAAAACTATAGTTGTTTATTTGGCAACAACTATGTTCGTTTGATTGCTAACAACTGAAGTTGTAAATTATGGATATGAAAAACACACTCGCCGAAAGGCTAAAAATGGCACGGCTTCAGGCTGGATTGTCCCAAAAGAATTTGGGTGAAAAGGTTGGGATAAGTCAGGCTGCTATACAGAAAATTGAAAATGGTTCTGCGAAAACCTCAACCAGGCTCATAGAGATCGCTGGAGTTCTTGGTGTGCGCCCTGAGTGGCTGTCAGAAGAGCGCGGCCCCATGAGAACAGCAATGGCAGAAAGCTCCATTCCTTCAGAGAAAGAATGGGCCAAAGTCGATGCCTGGGACAGCAATACACCATTATCAGATGACGAGGTAGAGGTGCCATTTCTTAAGGATATAGAGCTTGCGGCTGGAGATGGAAGCTTTTGTGATGAAGATTACAACGGTTACAAAATCCGTTTTTCTAAAGCCACCTTACGCCGCGTTGGTGCACAGGCCGAAAATGTTGTTTGCTTTCCCGCACGAGGAAAAAGCATGGAACCAGTCATTCCTGATGGGACCACGGTCGCGATTGATTGTGCAAATAAAAAAATAAATGACGGCGATCTATACGCAATAGCCACGGAAGGGATGAAGCGTATTAAACAGCTTTACCGTCGCCCTGGTGGTGTCATTGTGATCCGCAGCTTTAATCGTGATGAGTACAAAGACGAAGAAGTGCTAGAGCCAGACCTTGAAATTATTGGTCGGATGTTCTGGAGTTCAACTCTTTGGTGAGTATGGCTTCGAGCGGATGGGTTTTCTGACTTGATCATATTTCCTGGAAAAAAATTAGTTATAAATAGGGTATTTACATGAACAAGATAATGCTCAGCTCCATGATATTACTAACAACTTTACTCTCTGGTTGTGCTACTGATATGTCTGAACGTGCATCGCATGTTCAGATCATCGATCAGACACAAGCAAATCAGTACCAATTTGTTGCCAACGTAACGGGAACCTCATCACTTACTGGTGTAAGTCGACAAACTGGATACCAAAATGCCATCAATGAAGCGTTGGATAAGGCTGCTGAATCTGGGGCTCAGTATGTTGTTATAGACCCGAAAAGTTCCCCTTCCTACTGGGCAACCAGCCAAGTAGTTCGCGCTACAGCCTATAAAAATAAATAAATATTTAAATACACTAAAGTAAAATGGACCATATCCCGGCCACTGAGCCGGGTTTTTGTTTCCTTCCCGCTATTTCTTCAATTCCATTAGTAGCTTCCTAAGCTCGCACCACGCAATCATGATCGATACTGAAAAGAAGCCGTAGCACAGGAACGCAATGAATGGCGAGTCTCCGCCCACATCCATCTTCGCGCTTGCTCCTAACAACATCACACCAAAAATAAACAGTATCGCCTTAATGTATTTCATCTCAATCTCCCTTCATAACCTTTCCAGAACCCTACCACACAGCCTCATAGATGGCATTTACAAAAATAAATTCACTATTAAAAACAACCACAAGACATTAAAAACAACTAAAATAATCACAACAAACAACAATGGTTGTTGACTACAAAACAACTATAGTTTTTAATTGATTCATCAGCAGGACGCTGAACTGCAACAAGGAACTGAGTTGCTGGCTCTTTAAAAATTTAGCCCTGTGAATACACAGGCCAGAACATGAGTGTTTTGGGATTGGATGAATGCGCAGGCTGATGCGCGAAGCGTGATGGTGACCGGGTTCCTAGGCCGGGTGAACAGATCGTGAATATGTAAGCTCAACTGGTAGAGCTCCCGTCAAAGTCGGGGTGAGCTGGTTCGAATCCAGAGATATATGCCGAAGATCAGCACCGGCCATCCAATCACCAAAGCACTCACTGAGGAATACCCATGAACAGAAATCAACGCCGCATGGCTGAGTACAACGCCAGAAAAGCTGCTCAGCAGATTGATGCAGGTAACTACGCGGGAAAGATTAACCGGGCATTTGCAAAGCTTTCTGGTGAAGGTTCAGAGCGTATTTGTAAGGCTCTCAGCTTACCGGGCTTACGTCAGCCTAAAGAAGAGAATGGCAGCGCTTGTTTGCCGCAGGTTGCAATCTTCCACGCAGGTCATCGCACAGTCCGCAAAGAAGCGGTGCATATCGTTAAGTGAGGAATGCATGAAAACAATTCGAGTAACCATTGAAACTGCATGGGTTGGCGCTAACGAAACTGTATACATCGAGGTGGAGAATGACGCAACCGAAGAGGAAATAGCTGATGCTGCGCACGAAGAGTTTTTAAATTATTGCTCGTACGGATATAGCGAATTAGGACAAGACGAAGAATATTAACAGGCTGCCACCAGGCGGCTTTTTTTTATGCAGAGGAGTGAGTGATGAGTGAGTTCAAAGGGACGCCAGGCCCTTGGAAATGGTGGACAAGCAATAGCTTTCTGCGATTAAGCGGCGCAGATGGCAAGGATGGCGGAGTTATCTGCCCTACCGTCAGCAGTAGTGACAGGCATCCGGATTTGATTGTTAGTCCCGCAGATATGGCGCTGATTGAAGCAGCACCTGACCTTCTCGAAGCTCTGCAAGGTGCTCTCTACCGTCTTGATTTGCTCATATCTACCGGGCAAGAGGTTTATCTGGACGTTTTAACCCGCGACAAAGCAAGAGCGGCTATCAGCAAGGCTACAGGAGAATAGAGATGAGCGTTCAAAGCTATGAGCAAGCTTTCCCCACTCACGATGATAATTACGACTCTAAATACTCCGGACCCGGTATGACGCTACGTGATTACTTCGCAGCAAAGGCGATGCAAGCGATTATTCGCCGATACGACGGATACAGCTTTGGTGGAGGGGCTGAATCACCACAATACAAAGAGCTGGCCAGCGATGCTTATTTTATTGCTGACGCAATGCTCAAAGCTCGCGCAGGAGAATAGATATGGGACGTAAATTTAAAGTTTGGCTTGATTCAGGGGCGAATGCCTTTTCCAGCTATGAGCAGGAAATCGACATTGAAGAAGACCTGAATATTACTTCAAACGAATGGGACGCAATGCCTGAAAAAGAACGCGGGGAGGTCATGGAGGAAATTGCATGGGAGCGAATGGAATGGGGATTCGAAGAAATAACTGACGAGTAACTTCCGCATCAGCTTTCACTGATAGCTGATTCTGAAACACCCTCGTTGTCCCTATTGCCGCTTAATTGCGGCATTTTTTTAACTGGAGAAAAGTATGGCGAACATAAAGCGCTACGAAATTGATTACGACTGGAAGGCGAATGTCACCGTTGAAATTGACCATGACATTGTCACTGAGGAGGCGCTGCACGAACTGAACAACTTCTGGAGCAATGCTGAATATCGGGTCATGCAACATGACAGTGTACTTAATGCAGTACTGAAAATGCTGGCGCGGGAAATCATCCAAATTCAATTCACTGCCGGTTACACCACTGATTATCTGATTAAGCAGTTCGATTGGGATTCAGGCAATGGACAGGAAGGATGCCCCCCGATGGATGGTAGCCAAGGAATAAAAATCATCGATACCGAAGATTTAGAACTCGATTACGACGATATGTCGATAAAAGAGAAAGTCATCCCACACGCCGCCTAATCGCGGCTTTTTTATTGCGTCCATTCCTGAGCTAAAGGCTGATGAATGAACACAAGCCTAACAAAGGAATTTCCCATGATGCAACTAAGCCTCGCGGGAAGTGGCGTCATGTCCGCTTTCTATCCCGCTGAATCCGAATTATCTAAGCGCGTTCGTCGACTTATTCGTGCGGCTCGTAAATCTCTGGAGGCCTTATGTCACTAAGCATTAATCACAACAAACTCAAGGCAGCGCAAAGCAAGGCAGTTATTGCTCGCTATCTGGGTGACAGTCGCATGTGGGCGCAGGCCAATGCTGAGATGAAATTAGCAATTAACTTACCGTGGTATCGGAGGGGTCAATGAACATCAACCTAACATGTTCGTACTTCACAACACGCCAGAGCGTACATGCCGGGAAGATGAAAATAATTGCCGAGGATGTGCAGCTTGACCAGGCCAACAACCCATCAGAAATCCTTCTCCAGATGGATCAGAAAGAGATTATCGAATTCCTGGAGGCTCAGGGGTTCAGCGTAATTATAAAGCAGGAGAATGCAGCGTGAGCGCATCAGAGCAATGGGATGAAAAGGCTTTCACGGAAATCATGCTGGACATGATCGAGGATGAAGTTTGCGAGCAAATTAATCTAGCTGCCGAACGCGGCAATGAGCAGGTTAGTTGGGAGGAATTTAGGGGGAATTACCAGTGAGCAAAGAATTTTATCAACGACTGGCAGACATACAACGTGACCTGAACGCACCAAAGAACCAATACAACTCGTTCGGCAAATACAAATACCGCAGCTGTGAAGACATCCTTGAGGGTGTTAAGCCACTGCTAAACGGCCTGTTCCTGTCAATTAGCGATGAAGTTGTGCAGATAGGGGCAAGGCATTACGTGAAGGCCACCGCCCGCATTACAGACGGCGAGACAACGCATGAGGCGACCGCTTTAGCCAGGGAAGAGGAATCGAAAAAAGGCATGGATGCAGCACAGGTTACTGGCGCGACAAGCTCATACGCACGGAAATACTGCTTGAATGGATTGTTCGGTATTGACGATTCGAAGGATGCAGACAGCGATGAGCATAAACATCAACAGCCAGCCGCTCAGCAACCTAAACCGGAAAAGGTAAAACCAACTCCAGACCAGATTCTCAAGGCTTTCACTGAGGCTGCAGGACAGAAATCGACTCAGGAAGAGTTGAAGCAGGCGTTTGCCAAAGTATGGGGAATGCTCGAGGGGACAGCGCAGCAGGCTGCAGCTAAAGATGTATACGATATTCGCAAATCAGAACTGGAAGGAGTGCAAGCATAATGCCAATTAACAACATCGTTGTAAGCGGAAACCTCGGCAAAGATGCCGTACTGAGAGTGACACCAAATGGCAAGCACATCGCAACTTTTTCAATTCCTGCGAAATCAGGATTCGGCGATAAAGAAAAAACATCATGGATGCAATGCAAAATGTTCGGAGCAATGGCTGAAAAGTTAACCGGATATCTGCATAAAGGCTCAAAGGTAACGGTAGTTGGAGAATTTACTCTCGAAGAGTGGACGAAAGAAACCGGAGAGAAAGTTCAAACGCCGACAATTCTAGTTCGCGATATCGATTTACCGCCAAAGCGAGGTGATACCCAGGAGCAGCAATCCTCTCAGCAACAAGATTTCGACGACTCAATACCCTTCTGATTTAACCCCTCTAGCAGGAACCCATCATGTTATCACCCGAGCAGATACTCGCTGCTTTACGGCGGGATAGTCGCAACCACATTACAGCATTTCATCGCTTCATTGATGACTCATCAAAAGTTAAGCGTGGTAGCGGCATGGCTGGCGTAACGCTCAACTTCCACGACGCGTATTACGCCGGATGGGCTCCAGCGCTGGAGATGCAGTCGGAGTTCATCAACCTGAGCTCTGTAATTCAAATTGAACAATATCTCGACGCCGAGGAATGGGAAGAAAAGACCCTTCACTGCGGCGGCACCATTTACCGGCTCAAGGATGAATATCGCGCTAAGGATGGCGCAGGAGATAACTATGCGAACCAATCAGTATGACGCCAATTTAACACCCGGCGATTTAGTCGCACGTCGCAGGGAAAAGCCCATGCCGAGCGCGGCTGAACTTAGAGCACGTAACAGCTTCCCGTCGCCGGACCAGAACCGGCACATCGACAAGTTTATTAAAGCCACGAAGCACTGAGGGATAAGAGATGACACTTTACGAAATTGAAGGATTTCTGCGCGGCAAGTGCTTGCCGGGTGACCTGCTGGTTAACGAAAGCACCGCTGAATATATCTTTCGAAAAATGAAAGAGCGTGATGAATTCAAAGAGAAGTTGGAAGTCATTAGTGGCCTGATGGGAGTCATTGAGCAGGCCAATGAACTGGCAAAACAAGATATTCAGAGAATGGTTGACGTTCAACATGAGAACGCAGCAGCCATGCTCACGCTTAACTCAATCATCGAAATCCTCGACCCGTCTGATGAACTGAGAGTTTCAGAGCAGGTGGCAGCGCTGAAGCGGAAGTGTGATGCGCTGGCGGCGGAGGGCCTCAGGCTGAAATCTGCACATCCGCAGCCGTTTGGACGCGAGATGATGAAGGCCTTAGATGCGTACGAAAAGCACCATGACGAAGTGCCAGAGACCGGCATGCTGGATGCATTTTTCATCCTGCGAGACAGCATCATTTTGCTAACCCCGGCCACCGACGCCGCGATGGCAGAGCTAAAGGCAAAAGAAGCGCGCAACGCTTACGAAAGCATTCTTGATAACCCGGCAGTGTTTGATATGGAGTCGCTCGTTGATTGGCTTCAGAACAATGCAGAAAACTCAGAAGCCTACGCCGCCGAGCTGCGCAAGGAGTCAGGCCATGCGTGAACGCGGAATGATTTTTAACGCTGAGATGGTGCGCGCCATCCTCGAGGGACAGAAGACACAAACACGGCGCGTTGTTAAGGCCGCTGATGGGGCTGCGGGATTCAATGAAGAATGGGATATCAATGGCGAAGAGATTTTTATCGTGCTCGGAGAGAAAGACCATACCGGAATGAATCCGGTTCTGGGTGCCCTAGCGTGCCCACACGGCCAGCCAGGGGATCGCATATGGGTACGAGAGACGTTTCGCGTACATAGCCGGGCAACTGACGTAGCGACGTTGGTTTATAAAGCCAGCGAGCGCCAGAGCTGGACTGAACAGACACACCGCGTGCCAGTCTCTGTATGTAATAAGCCCGCTGTTATCGAAAAGTGGACGCCATCAATCCACATGCCGCGCTGGGCCAGCCGCATAACGCTGGAGATTACCGGCGTTCGTGTTGAGCGGCTGAACAGCGTTAGCGAAGAGGATGCGAAAGCTGAAGGCGCGCCGACTGAATGCTGTGTCATTGGTGATAAGCACTTCCTTGGTTTCCGCAGTCTGTGGAAAAGCATCTACGGAGAGGAAAGCTGGCAGGCTAATCCGTGGGTGTGGGTTATCGAGTTTAAGCGAGTGGAGGCCAGCGATGAGCAATAACACCGAAGCGCTGAAAGAACCCATGATAGTTAGCTTTTCGGGGGGGCAATCCTCTGCATTTATGTGTGATTTCCTGCTTCAGAACTACAGCGATGTATATGACTTCCACTTTGTTTTTGCAAATACCGGACGTGAACACGAAGAAACGCTCATTTTCGCTAACAAAGTCGATAAGTTGTTTGGCCTAAACCTTGTCTGGCTTGAGGGTGTTACCAGCCCCGTTCACGGTGTGGGCATGTCTCATAAAGTTGTTACCTTCGAGACAGCATCGCGGAACGGCGAACCTTTCGAGCAGCTAATTAGCGTTGAGGGCATTCCAAACGTTTCTCGCCAAAAGTGCAGCGACTACCTGAAAACGCAAACCATCCGCTCATGGATGAGGGCGGTTGGTTTATCTCGCCGGGGATGGTGCGCAAAAACCGCTATCGGAATGCGTGCCGATGAACCGAGCAGGGCCGACATGGAAAAACAGTCAACAAAGCGTTTCAACCTGGTTTATCCCCTCTGCCATTGGGGTGCATTCGATAAGCAGGATGTGAACGACTTCTGGGATGCTATGCCGTTCAAATTGAACATCCCTGCTCACTACGGAAACTGTCTGACGTGCTTCAAAAAGAGCGACGCAAAGCTCTATCTGATAGCGCACGAACATCCGGAGTGGTTCGCGTGGAACCGAGATATGGAGCGTCGCTTTGGCCTGGTAAAAGCTGATGAGGGTCATACATGGTGGAGAAAAAAACGTAATACAGACCAACTAATGGCTGACGCTAAGCTGGAAGACCGCCAGCGGCTTATTTACCTGACAAAAACCAATCCTGACGATGGTGACGGATGTACTTCGTCTTGTGAGCCATTCCAGAACGTCGAAGGAATTGAAGATGAGTTTGACGACAATGTACAGCAAGGGGCTGCGTAATGACTAACTCACTCGAAGCGCTGATTGCCAGCATGAAAGCGGCAGCGAAAACACTGAATGGGGCGTATCCCGAGGCGATTAACAAACCTCCAAAAGCTCTTTTGATTGACTACATTAACGCAACAAACCCGGATAACGTCCTGTCACTGATAGCTGCGCTGGAGCAGGCGCGGAAAGAAAACCAAAAACAGATCGAAACCATCGCCAGCGTTACAGAGCGCAGCCGCATCGCAGAGCTTGTGGCCCGCGAGTTATCAGTGAAGCTGCCAGATTTCACTTTATACCAATGCGATGACTGCGGCGGCGTTGTTGTTGATGAGCATGAAACAAGCTGCCATTGCTGCGGAGATAAAGGCACATGGACAACAATACCGGTAGTCCGCGCTGCTGGCGGCACCGTGGAAGGGAGTGAGTGATGTCTGATGTCAAATCCAGAATCATGCTCATTATGCGAGCACGTGCAGCGCAGGAAAGGGCAAGCATCGGCGGGAAATATCCATTCAGGATAGCGACGTGGAATCTTCGGCTGGCAATGGAGCGCCAGTACCCAGACGAAGAGTGGAAATGCGTGGAGTTAAGAAAGCATTTAGCAGAGCTGGCAACTGAAGGGAAAGTTTTGAAATGTCCGCACCAAAGCAGGACTGGGCAGGCTGTATGGCGGCTGATTGAGGGTGGTGAGTGAGATGGCTAAATTAACCGACTATCAATTTAACGTTCTGAAAGCTCTTAGCGATGGGAAAGTGATTCTTCGCGGCCCCCGAGATATTTATTTCTGGGAGGATAGCGATTCGCGCTGTTCCGTTGTTGCACGCCGTCTGGTCAGTAAGGGCTATGTCAGACCGGTATTCCTCAATGCCTTACGCGATAGCGTCGAGTTAACCGATGCGGGGCGTCAAGTCCTGATGAATGAACTGGCTAAGGAGGCTTTATGACAACAACAAACCTGAGCACTGAGCGTGCAAGCGATACAGATATCCAGCAAGTTATCGATAGCACAGAAAAAGGCACGACCATGTTCGTTCCAAGTCGAGCTTTTTATCTTATGGCTAAAGAGCTTAAGGCGCTTCGGGAAGCTGCGGAGAAGCCCATCGGGTGGACAGACGCAGAGGAATTACGCGATGTCGAGAAAGACGGTTGCGGCAATTTGTTCACAGCTAACCCAATCACGCCAACTGCTGACCCGCGGCGCGTCATTAAGCTCTACGCCGCCCCGCAACTCCCTGCCGAACCTGTAAGCCAGTCTTACAAGTTGCCCGGCAATACCGAATGACAAACCAAACACTGAGATGACAGCCGCCCCTGAGGCGGCTTTTTATTGCCTGGAGGAAACCATGAGTGACGTAATCCAACTGGTGCCTAACAAGTGGGTAACCGAGGATAAATTAATGCAGGTAACAGGGTTGCGCGAAGGAACAATTCGCCGCGCCCGTAAAACATCGTGGATGCAGGGTTGCCAGTATCTGCACATTTCGCCTGAGGGAGAACCAAAAGAGAACAGTGAGTGTATGTATAACCTGATCGAGATAAACGTCTGGATTGAGAGGCAGGCAGCAAATCAGCCTGGTGCCGTGCGAAGGAAAAAAGCTTAACCTACCCTCCCTTTTAACCAACAGGAGTCATCATGGCTAAAGTCATTTATCCGCCTGGTGTAGAGAACCATGGAGGGTTTTTACGTATCTGGTTTATGTACAACGGAACGCGTGTCAGAGAGAAGTTAAGCATCCCCGACACACCGAAGAACAGAAAGTCTGCTGGAGAGCTTCGAGCATCGGTAACATTCGCTATTAAAACTGGAGTATTCAACTACTCGACACAGTTTCCGAGTTCATTAAACCTTGTGAAATTTGGTGAGGAGCGGAGCGATATAACCATTACAGCCCTGGCTGAAAAATGGCTGTCGCTTAAGGAGATGGATATCTGCACTAATACTATGGGGCGTTACCGGTCCGCATTAAGAAACACAATTCCTCTTATCGGGAGCCGCACCCTGCTGTCTTCATTGAATCAGGAAAGGTTGCTTTCACTCAGGAAGGAATTGCTGACCGGAACGCAAAACCCAAAGCGTGGTCACAAAACTCTTGTTCAGGGTAGAGCGGTTGCAACAGTTAATTTTTACATGGGTGTGATTTACGGGATGCTTTGCTTCGCCAAGTCGAATGGCTATGTGAAGGAAAATCCTATGGAGGGGTTGTCACCCATGCGACGTTCGAAGGTCGAACCGGATCCGCTCACTCGCGATGAGTTTATCCGGCTGATTGATGCGTGTGCTAACCGTCAGATAAAGAACTTCTGGTCGCTAGCCGTTTATACGGGATTGCGGCATGGGGAAATGTGCGCGTTGGCTTGGGAGGATATAGATATGAAGGCCGGAACTATAACTGTCAGGCGCAACCACACTCTCACTAAAGAGTTTACGCCGCCGAAAACAGATGCAGGCACAGATAGAGTGATCGCTCTTATCGATGCGGCAAAAAATGTTTTACGGGATCAGGCTGAAATGACTCGAATGGGGAAACAGCATGAAATTGAGGTGGTTCTCCGGGAGTACAAAAAAACAGAAGTACACAAATGTACATTTGTGTTTAATCCGTCGCTGCACACCACGAATGGTAGAAGTGGATTCCACTATGCAGTCGGCTCAGTTAATCAAAGCTGGGATGCGGCAATCCGTCGAGCGGGATTGCGACATCGCAAAGCATATCAATCCAGGCACACTTACGCATGCTGGTCGTTAACTGCGGGAGCCAACCCAAACTTCATTGCATCGCAAATGGGTCATGCTAACGCGCAGATGGTTTATCAGGTTTATGGGAAATGGATGACTGATAATGACGGTGACCAACTTGCCATTCTTAACCAGAAATTGTCGTCATTTGTCCCATCCATGCCCCACGCAAAAGCGGTTTGATAATAATGTCTATATATATCAAACAGCTTGCACAACTAAACCTGCATATTCATCATATGAGGCACTAATTTTGTAAAGCGCGAAAGAGCACGAAACATCTAGCATTAAAGCAGAGTGTTACCGCAAGCTGGCAGAGCTACTTATGATAGTTCGTGCAAGTTTGCGGTAATTTTTTGCCCCATACATGCCCCATGGCAATCTCACATTACCGGCACATCGTCGAACTCACCGGAACGCGCATCGTTCAGAATCCACGTCACGACACCAAACACCCCATCATCTTCAAAATTGCTATCCATCACGAATTTTAGATCTGGATTGTCGATGTCTTCTAAATGCTCTTTGGGTAACGTCTTGTAGCGCAGAACGCGAAACTCGGCCTGCACAGTAGCTATCACGATAGAGCCATCGCAGGGCTTCTGTCCGCTGTCTACGACGAGATACGCGCCACTCATGATGCCTGCTCGCCAGTGCGTGTCGCCTGACCGGACAAGGTATGTTGAGCTTGGGCTTATGATGCACTTAGCGTCCAGGCTTACGCGCTGCTCTGTGTAGTCTTTTGCCGGGGATGGGAATGCCATGGTGAGTACCTCTGATAAACACTGTATGCATAAACAGTATTTCAAAAGTGATGACTGATCAAGTGATGATCAGGCTCTCGCGAGGTGCTAAACTTCGGGCCTAACTTAAAACTACTTATTTAGACAAATGCTTAAGCTATTTTCGAAATATTTTACTGTGGGAATATTCAACACAGCCATCAGTTGGGCTGTCTTTGCTCTGTGCCTCTATGCTATGCATACCAACCAGTCGGTGGCTAACTTCATCTCATTTTGCGCGGCTGTCACATTCTCGTTTTTTGCGAATGCGAAATTCACTTTCAAAGCAAGAGCAACCCCGACCCGATACTTTCTGTACATTGGGTTTATGGGTGCGCTAAGTATCGCTACAGGATGGGCGGCAGACGTTCTTCATATTCATCCAGTTATCACCATGATCGGCTTCTCTGCTATCAGTCTATTTTGCGGATTTATCTATTCTAATTTCATCGTTTTTCGGAGTGAAAAGGCGTGAATATCTCTCTTGTTGTCCCAGTCTTCAATGAAGAAGATGCGATACCAATTTTCTATAAGGCAGTTCGTGAATACGATGGTCTTAGTGAACATGATGTCGAGATAATTTTTATTAATGATGGCAGCAGCGATTCGACCGAGGCAATTATTAACGCGCTGGCAATTTCTGACAGCAAGGTTAAGTCACTAACCTTCACACGAAACTTTGGCAAAGAGCCAGCTTTGTTCGCGGGCCTAGACAATGCAACAGGCGATGCAGTGATTCCAATTGACGTTGACCTGCAGGACCCAATTGAAGTCATTCCGCGCCTGATAGAGAAGTGGCATGAAGGCGCGGATATAGTTTTGGCTAAAAGATCTGACCGCTCTACTGATAGCCGATTGAAGCGGAAATCTGCCGAGTGGTTTTACAAACTGCACAACAAAATCAGCAACCCGCAGATAGAAGAAAATGTAGGTGATTTCCGGCTAATGTCTCGCGAAGTCGTTGAGAATATAAAGCTCATGCCTGAAAGAAATTTATTTATGAAAGGCATTTTGAGCTGGGTTGGTGGTCGCACTGATGTTGTTGAATATATTCGTGCAGAGCGCGTGGCAGGGAATACAAAATTCAATGGCTGGAAGCTTTGGAATCTCGCCCTCGAAGGAATTACCAGCTTCTCAACCTTCCCACTTCGTATGTGGACATATATCGGCCTTTTCGTAGCCGGCATCGCATTCCTGTATGGTGCGTGGATGATATTAGGTACTCTGGCATTTGGCAATCCTGTTCGCGGATACCCATCTCTTATAGTATCTATCTTGTTTTTGGGTGGCATACAGCTGATTGGAATTGGTGTTCTTGGGGAATATATTGGTAGGATTTACACGGAGGTCAAAGAAAGGCCTCGTTATTTATTAAAAGGAAAGAAATAATGCTAGCTAATATTGATAGAAAAATTAGCAGGAGAAATGCTTTATTTATCATGTTGGCAATTGGGCTTACATATCTTTTGCCTTTCCTTATTGCCGATATCTATTATGTTGACGATTTTTCACGCGCTCAAACTGGCTATACAGGCTGGGGTAGGTTAGGGAGACCGCTCTCAGATCTCATTATGCAGTCAATAGGTTTCTCAGGAAATTCACTTGTTGACACCAGTCCGCTGCCGCAGATCTTGGCAGTTACCGTGCTATGCATTGGAATTTACCTTTGCACATTAAGAACATTTAAAGAAGTTAGCTTTATAAAACTTATAATTTTTTCGATTATTCTTGTAAACCCATTCTTCTTGCAAAATATGGTTTATAAATATGACAGCCTGCCGATGTCTATTGGTGTTTTTTGTTGCTGCATAGCATATTGGTTCAGGTCTAAGAACAGATACATGGATGTATTTATAAGCACATCTCTCTTAGTTGTATCACTTTGCCTGTATCAATCTTCAACAAATATTATGATTGGTTTGATAGCATTAATTGCTATTACTCCGCTTTTTTACAGTTCCGAACCAAAACAACACAGCATTGATTTTATTATTAAATGCTTAGCTTATATATTGTCATATGTGCTATACATGGCATTTATAACTCCTTACTATGGTTCACAGACAAGTCGTGGAGAGATAATTCCACTAGATACAAATGGGTTAACTCTTATTGGTGAGACAGTAACAAAAACATATGAGCTTATTTCTGTATTATTTATCGGGCCAATATCTCACTTTACACTTTACATTGCAATCCCAATTTCGATAATCGGTTTTATATATTCATTAGTAAAATCGCTTACACATAACAAGCATACTTCATGGTCAATATTCAGCACATCACTCATTGCTTTATCTCCTATTATTGCACTATCGGGAATAATAGGGCCATTATTTCTAATAAAAAACGTTGATATTGTTCCAAGAACTTTGACGGGGTCATCGGTTACGTACATTTTGATTCTATTGTTCTCTTATTTTGGCATTAAAGAACTCACTAAGAAAATCAGCGCACTTAGCGCATTTAACGTTATTTTAATATATCCGATAGCGTTTTCAATTTCTTTATCGTTCGTATTTATGTCTTCCATGAAATCTCAGCGTGCATATGAGAGAGTTGTGATTGCATCTATATATCACGATATACTAAGCAGCAAGGAATTACAAGATGCTAAAGAAATAACCACTTTAGGAAGCGTGACATTCTCCCCGATATTCTTGAACAATGTATCTCACTATCCGATACTCTATAAAATTGGAGCGATGCTATATGATTGGACAACATACCTACAGCTTTCATCACTGAACATAAAAAACGCTGATTTCGATTTTGTTAAAGCAAGATCTCCAGAGTTTCGCAAAACAATATGCATGAACCCTATGGAAGTTATAGCAGATAATGACACCTACACCATAACTATCTCAAATGGTGTAGGTGTCGTGTATTTGAGGCCAAATAAAAAACCTCTTTGCAATTAAATGAAGGTTAATGGCTAACAAAACTAACTAGGTCGATGATATTGCCGCAAGGTTTCTTGCGGCAGCCCCCACACCTACAACCCCACTTGCAATTATGTAGAATCCTGGAGCCTGCCCGCTGGTTGCTGTGTCTATATAATAAATTTGACCTCCAACAACGGTAGCCCCATTCATTTGAGCAAAAGAGGATAAAGGCATTTTAATGTTATTAAAGTCCTTTATCAAAGGGTATGAGGCATAATTGAAATTGCGAATAAAGTCCCTGCCGATTGTTCTTAAATAACACCCCCGGATAGACTGATTCTTGAATGAATTGCCTGCTGGCCATAGAAATGCATCATATGTAATATTGAACATTCTAACATCGTTTATCTCAACGCCATCTTGCTCAATCAACATTCCCTGGCTGCACCTGGCAATGTATCCGCCGCTAATTTCAAGATATCCATCAAATGCAACAACACGAACACCAATGTTAGATGTTATGTCTGTTATAACGTTATCTATGAGTAGCGTATCGGTTGACCCACCCTGCACCAGTATTCCTGTTACCCCTGCGGTATTAATATTGTTCCGCTCTATCCGAAGACCTCGTAATATAAACGAATCTCCTACAGTGCCTGATAGAACCTGAATACCATGCAATGTGCTACCGGTAATAATGTTATCTGATACTAAAGCGTCAAAGGCTGAACTCACAGTTCCAGTTGTGTGCATATATACCTGTATACCAACATAGCAATTCCTTATGCTATTATGATGTATGGTTGAATTGGACGCTGTATAACCATATTCGATACCACCACCAAGAGCTGTATACTCAACATAATTGAATGCTATTTCTACATCTCTACTTATGCCTCCGTTAAGTATCCCAAATTCTTTTGCTACTCCGCTTACGTAGCAATTTGTTATTTTGTACTGAACACCTTGCCAATTTATACCCTGAAGATAAGCATTTATAACCTTTACCCTATTAATTAGGACTCTATCCCCCTTACCTCTCAGCGCAGCATGCTGTGAGTTTAATATTTCGAATCCTGAATACTCAACATCATCAGTTGTTCCGGCATCTCCTGTGAAAAATGATGGTGTAAGTAGCGTAGTAGACGCAAAATCAAACTGCGGTGATCCAGTGCAAATGAAGCTTTTCTTAATATACACAGTGTCACTGCAAATGAATGGCGCGTCATCAAGGAGTTTTGATGCAGTAACGATCCGGTACGCGTTACTCGACATGGCTTGATTCAAAATGGCTGTAACATCACCCCCCCCAATCGCCCCAAGCTGTCTAATATCAACAACGCCATTTGTTGGCTGGAATACAAACGCAACTTCAGGGTTGGGCGTTGACTGAACAACATCAATTCCATTGGTGACTACCCCGCTAGAATTAACTGCCAACCAATACCCACGCCCGCCATTAGCTAAAGAGACGTAGCTCTGTAGGTCATACAGCTGTCCCGCTTTTGTCCATGCTGCCGCTTTAAGCGTCGCCATATCGCGTACTGCTATTGCGGCGTTGCCGATATACTGCGCCCCGCCAGGTGGCGTTATGAGAGCTCTTAGCTGATCTGGGTCGTATTTAAGCACATTCGGGTAATAGAACTGCTGAGCATTGTATGAATCGTACACAGCCATTGAATGACCAACAACCGTTACAAATTTTGCGATCTGCCCATTGTATACCGGGTATCCACCCGTATTAATGCTAATCGGCTGAGACACCTGAATATAAGTTCCGTCCTCATTTTCCAAATAAACAGGGATTTGATTTGACGGAATTGTTGGGTCTGTGTCAATTTGACCAATGTAGATGCTCCCATTTGAAACAGCTTTGAATGAGCGAGCTAGAGTGAAGAGTTGGGCAGGCATAGATACAACAATATTGGCTGTGATATCTGGCATTTACTGTGCTCCTGGCGCAGCAAAGCCGCACAAGCTAAAACTTGCGCAGCGGTGCGTTAAGGTTTGTGTTATCTAACGATATTTAACGATATTGATTGGTGTTATTTTCTACCGGGGTCATTCCGCTTAATGATGATACAATTCCAGCCCTTGCCAAACGCTTGAATTCTTCATCACTCACAACGTCACGTATCGCCTTTATCGCCGCGCTATTACTCATGAAGCGACGTTCAGCACCAGAAATAGCTGCATTGCTGGCTCCGCTATTAACGGCTTTTGTTGCCTCCCTTATAGCTTTCTCTATCGCGTATCTACCACTTCTTGTCGCTGATAGTTTTGCAATAGTTCCTTTAGCTACTGCATCAGCAGCCCCGCCAGCCACGCCGCCAGCAATAGCACCAGCCATTCCCCCTCCAGAAAATCCTCCGATAGCGCCTGCTGCGCGGAACGCCCCTGATAAGGCGCTTTCCATTACAGGATTAAGTCCTTTTTCAAGGGCATTAAGAGCAGGAATCGACCGTCCTGTGTGTTCTACGTAACGAAGAGGCTTAGTCGCAGCCCTTGCTAGCTCTCCATATGCTCCGGCTAGACGACCTATATCCTTAGAGTGCTTGCTAATCGCTGCAACATTTTGCGGGGTAAGGATTGATGAAATGTGAGAAATGCCAGCAACATCGGATTTCCCTCCCCTAACTCCCTGGGACATGGCATCCTGAAGAATAGATGCAATTGCTGGCCCTCTTTCTGCTTCAGGAAGAGAGCCTATCATTTGCTCAAATCGGCCTGTGCCAGATTTTGCAGAGTTCTGCAAAGCTTTAACGCCGTTGGTTACAAGAGAGTCAGTTGCAAGGTCTTTTCCTAATGCTGTTTCGGCTTGTTTCTGCGCAGCAAATCTAGCCTTTGAAAGATCATTGGCCGCTGACCATTTGTCGAGAAATCCACCGCTTTGGGCCATAGACCTCATGTCTTCCGTTGCGGCATCTCGCAATTCCCCCATTCTTCTAGCCATATTTGACTCGCCAGATCGAATGTATTTTTGCTCAGCATCAGCTAACTTTCCGCGCCACGCCTTCATCGCATCAAATGTAATGCCATCCTTACCTGTTTTGTTATAAGCGGTGGCGAACTGTTTCATTTCAGATGTTAGTGGCATTCCTGCATCAATATCTCCGCGAATCGTCGCGTTGGTATTTGCCATGCGTGCTTTTGATTCTGGCATTGTTGATCTGACGCTATCCCACGCCGACTTTTCGGATGCTTTCATGCTATCAATGCTAGAAAGAACCCGTTGTTTGATGGCTCCACTTTTCTCAGCTGCGCTACCAGCCCCGGCACCAAACTCATCCATTGCTGAATTAAATTTATTTTGAATCTCGCCAAATGCTTTCAAATGTGAATCCTGAGTGACCCCCGGCTTAGACGCCAGGATGCCTTCGGCTTGCGCCACCCCTCGACTGCCAGATCTCATTCCTGGAGTTAAAGCATTCACATCAACCCCAGTAGCTTCTGCTGCTCTGGCGACATCCTCTGCGACGTTTGACGCTTGCCCTGCAATAGCGCTTCTGCCGGAACTTGTTTTAGCCATTCTGGCGACATCATCAGCTGAGTTTATCGCCGCCGAACCAAGTGCCTGTTTGGCTCTCGGTACAAGCGCTCTTCCAACTCCGGATATCAAACCTTGAGCACCCAGATTCAACGCTGCGTTCGTTGCTGCATTTTGTGCGAAATCTCCCTGCTGATTTGAGGCATCAGAAAGAGATCCAAGCGCCATATTCCCGGCCACCCCAAGGCCAGGCGTGAGATAGTTTCCTATCGTCTCGCCGGCTTGTGCATATGGGTCTGTAGGTCTGTCAATCGGACGATAAACGTCATCAAGTACTTTAGGTCCACCAAGGCCCTGACTGATGGCATTTATTAAACTTGCGCCACCCTGCAAAGCATCAAATGGTATGTTGACCAGCCCGCGACCTGCTTGCTCTGCTGCATTACCAAGCTCAGACATAAGTCCGCGTTGCTGCTGCGGTTGCTCTGTAGCTTGCGACGGCTGTGTAGGTTGTTGCTCTTGCGATTGCTGTGCGGTTTGAGGTTGTGGATACGCATCATAGAACTGGTCTCTTGCCTGCGCCCATTTATCACCTACCTGTGGTGCGACTACCTCGTCAAAGTATTGCGCCTGAGCTTGAGCCTTCTCAGATGGAGATAACGCTTGATATTGCTGTGAGGCAATAACGTCTTTCCATGCCTTAGCCATTAATCACCCCATAGTGAAGAGAAGCCTGTGCTTTGCTGTTGTGATTGGTTTTCCTGTGGTTGCCGCGCTTGCTGTATGGACTGTCTCTGCCCACCACCAACACTGACGCTATATTGCTGATTGTACTGATCGGTATATTGCTGGATATCTCGAATGGATTGCTGCAATGCGTCTGGGCTTGAGTAATCAATTTGCGGCATACTCTGGAAGTACATTTTTGCTTCTGGCACGGTATTGATACCGCTAGCGCCCATATCTTTTGCTGCTGCAATGCCTTGGTTTTGCATTCTACCCTGAATCCTTTGCGCAGCATTAAAAAGCATCCTCTGGTCCTTTCCTCCCAGCCTGCTCCTGACGTCAGCAGTCCATGTTGGGCTACCGGAGCTCCCTGTAAGTCCTGTCATGAAATCTAAATCACTTGAGCTAGCATTCTGAATTGAGTCGATGTCTTTTTTCATCGCGTAATTCTGGGCAGACGCGGCTGATGTTGGAGGGGCTGCAACAGCGCTGGCCGGAACCCTGACCATATTCCCGTTGTCATCGATACCTTCGTAGAAGGCGTTAGCTCCCGCACCGTGCAGCTTCCCACCAACTGTTACTGTACGACCGTCTGCAAGCTGAACGGTCCGATCACCGGATTCATTCCCCGCTCCACGCATTCCTGCTCTCTGTGTCGCCATGTCTTGCCCGCGACGCGCAGTTGATGCAGAGATATCCTGCCCGCGAGCTGTAATGTTCTGCCCTCGCGCAGTAAGAGATTCCCCTGCCTGATTGCTGCGGATTGTTTCTGTCAGCTTGTCGCGATTCAGAGCCTGACCGACAATCTTGTCCTGAGCGTTGAAGTAATCAACAGGACCTAGTGCTGCCATGCCGAGGTGATCGACAAATTCTCCGAACTGTTGCGGATTCTGCTGATATGTTTGTGCAACGTCTGACGGGTTCAGGCCTACTCGTTGAAGCTCTTCGGCATTATTCTGAAGCCATGTACCCATAGCCTCAGGAGATGAAGCAGCAAGCCGAGCAGACGCAGCAAGACTACCTACAGTGTTTCGCTGGTCATCATTGATAAATCCCATGCCTTTACGAACAGACTCAATCTGGTCCGGATATTGAGTTGCTAAATTTCTCATCGCATCTCTGTTTCCAGATGAGAAAGCTTGTGCGTACTTCTGCTGGAATTCTTGCTGTCTTTCTTGCTCCTGTCCCTGTTTATAGCTCCCGTAAATACCACCCGCAGCGTTAAGTAGTTGCAATCCTACATTGTTTTCTCCCCTGCGCTGCCTGTCATTATTGTCCCTGATTAACGCTATTTGTGCATTAACATCGCTAGCTTGTGGTGCATTTGCGTTGTTTTGGCCGATTCCTGCCAGTAACCCGCCTGAGTTGATACTCTGATTCCAGGTTGCCATTTTCTATCCTCAGAATAATGAGCTGATACCACCAATAGCTCCGCCAATAGCCGCCCCCCAGGGGCCCGCTACTGAGCCTGCAGCCGCTCCTGCCCCTGCCCCAGCAAGGAAGCCTCCAACCTTAGACGGTTGATTTCCATTCGCTGAGCTTAAGGCGGCTTGCTGTTGGGCAATTTGCCCTGCGTTATTTGCATACGATTGTCCTGCATTGGTCTGCCCTTGGAGTGCACCAAGGCCAATGTTTGCTAGGTTTTGATAATTATTCATTTGCCCGGCCAGCCAATTCTGACCTAGTGTTGGGGCAATGCTTGCGAGTTGATTACTGGTCGCCGTTGACCCAAGCCCTCCCGTCGCCTCAGCTGCGCCAAGAGATTGATATCTAGCCTGGTCGGCAAGTTGCTTATACTGGTCTGAGTTGTAATATTGATTAAGCGCCTGCCCCTGACCTTGCAATGTTGAAAGCCCCTGTAACTGGCTGACGTACTGCTGAGCAAGTGGCGTGAAAGGTGCAAGGTTTTGCATCGTGGTTTGCCACATTTCTTTCTGCAGTGCTGTGGCTTCCTTAGCTCCCGTATCAGTGCTTCCACCACCTCCTTTGTGCAAACCATTTTGATACCCGCTGAGCATCATTTCTCGCCGTTCTGCCTGCATTCCTGTAAACATCATCTTGTTAATTCCTCATACTGCGCTCGCTTTAGCTGGTAAAGCGTCACGCCAATTGGCTGACCATTACTGCAATAGGCATCATCAAGGTGGCCAACACGCGTTGCTCCAAGCAATCTTATAATCGCTCTTCCGTATTTAGTTGTGTCAGGAACCATCGTGACGCTGTTCAGGAATGGGGAGTTTTCGAGAAGCCATTTGCAGAATAGGCGGTGACCATTGAGAGCATATTCACCGCGAAAACCAGGAGAGTAGATGGCGTGACATTCCACTACGCTGTGCCAGAAGTTACGCACTTCATGAATGCCCGCCAGTAGGACGCCTTCATAGATGCCGAGATATACCGCATCTGGTTTGATGAAGTATTTATCTCCGCTATCTACGATGTTTCCTGTGTTTTCTTGATTGCTTAAGAATTCTGCAAGCTTCACCGGATTATCGATGAGCTTTATCTGCATTATGCGTTTATCAACCCGTGGCCGGATGTTGCTCCTAATGCTGTCTGTAAGGCTACTGCAAGCTGCCTAACCTGTTGCAGACCCGCAGCTATTGCTTGAATCTCTGACTGCGTGTACGTCGCGCTGACGGTGTATGTCGTGCTGCCGTTAATTCCTGACTTTGACGAGGTTCCTGTGGATGCAGTCCAGCCAGTATTGCGAGTTCCGACAACCTTCGTGCCGCCGACTGAGTAAGATGTTGTGACGTTAAGAGGTGATGCCAGTGACTGTGACGCTACAGCAGACTTAGAAACGTAGTCGCTTTGCAGAGTCGTAATGTTTCCCTCTGCTGTAGTGACTCTCGTTGTCAATGCCGATAGGTTAGCCTGAATGGTTGTTATATTCCCTTCTGCCGTAGAAACCCTAAGCGTCAGGCCAGTAATTGCAGAGGTATTCCCGGTAATGCGAATTTCGTGATCGTCAACCTCAATTCGCAAAGCAGATATTCTGCTTTCGTGATCTGCAAGGATAACGTCCTGCTGCTCGTTCTTAACTGTTGCCTCGTAAGCAAGTTCACCGGCATTGTTTGCGGCATTCGCAATGCTGAGCATGTCGGTGTTTTGCTGGATGATATAGAGGCGATAAGGCTGGCTGAAAGTGTTTGGAAGAATTGTTGAGTCAACGCGTCTAGATTGCACGTTAACTATTTCAGGTTCATCTGCCATCATTCTATCCTTACCTGACACCCACTTAGAGTTACGGGCGATGTGGTTATAATGCGTATTTTTAATCCAATGTTTTTGCGAATGCGGCCAAGTCGTTTCAAGATAGCTCTCTGGTCATAACGGAATGGCGCATTCCACGGAATCATCTGCTCTCGACCGTAGTTAATCCCATCCGTCGTCGCCGAGATAAACAAGCGTTCTGCAAACTGTGAAACTCCTGTGCTGGATTCCAGTTCGAAATCGAAAACTCTGGCATTATCAGCCTTGAATAGTGGCGTATAAAGCAGGTGTTCCTGCTGCTCTGTGTACTGGCTGGAGATGGACTTATCCATCACACCAAGTTGGCCGGTTAGTTTGTCGCCACAGGTTATCGCATTCCCTTCATATACCAGGTCCACGGCACGATAAACATCATCAAAGAAACCAGTCTTAAGTATTGCCCACTGCGCCCCGCCCTGATTAACTGATCCGTCATACATTAAAACGTGGCGTGGAAGGTGAATAATCAGCAACTCATGCGCTTCGAAACGTGTTGTTTCCATGTAGGCAGATGCCAGTTCATCTGCACTGTAGCTCTGGAGAATTTTCTCTACAGTAGAGGTTGCAATCTGCTGGACAGCGCCTGAGTTAATTAGATAAACAGACGGAGCGCCAGTTGCCGGGTGACTGATAATTGCGTGAGTATCTGCGTATTTTGTCTTGCAGTAAGTGCCTGCAATGCCTTTTTGCACCATCATTGATGGCTGGGATTGGTAGATCGCCACACCTGGAGATGAGGCATTCCCTGTCAGGTTAAAATACTCAATCGTTGAAGTACCGAAACACACAACAAAGTCGCGCCAGTTATCAATTCCGATAATTCCATCTGGCTGACCTTCTGCTCTATATTCTGCGGCGTACCTGTCTGGTTTTGACTCATCTTCAAGGTCGCTAATGAAGAATGAGTCAGTACCGTCTTTGCTCCAGATGTAGCGGGATCTGTTGCGGCACATATCACGCAGACTTCCCAATTCATATTGAACATACCCAGTGGATGCATCCCAGTTAGACAAGGTTTTAACGGTTCCATCATAGCGGAAAAGCTTCATTGTCCCGTTAGCTCCAACGGCATGACTGTTGTAACTGCACGCCATGCTTACCCTTGCGACTCCCGGCACATCGCCGGTATCTGCTCCAGACTTGTAAAGGTTGGGCCCGCATACCCTATACACTGCATTTTCATGCGTGTTGTACATCGCGCCACGGCTTACCCCCGATACAGCCTGAAGCTTCTTGATGCCAGGGAAGGATCGCATGTAGCCGTTAGAGTTAAGAACCTCTTTCGGAGTCGCCAGCATGTTCACTGGTAGGAAATCTACGTAATCGGCATTGGTGAAGTCTTTGCCTACGCCCTTCATCAAAGGAAGCTGTTGAACTGGCATTATTCGCTCCCGTTATCACATGGGTCCTTGCGCCGGTAGAAATTCCAGCCATTATAGGTAGCAAGTCTGTTTCCGCTGCCAACGGGCATACGGTTTGGATAACCGGACTTGCATTTGGCATTGCTTGCACGTGACATGGCAGACTGCTTGATGAGTCGCTCTTTGCCATATTTCGCAGTTGTTACGATTTTAGCGGTTGGCTCTACTGCATAGTCTGGCGAGATTCGAAGTGCGAGATTATGGAATACAGCGCTGAGCTTGCCAGTTGTTAGCCCGTGGGCATCGCCTGGGTCTGGTGCAACATCATCAACAGAGAAGATGTAACCTGCATCGATACCTGGGGTATCATCGCTGCCTTCAAACCACTCAGCCATCATCATTTCGAGGTCGTTAATCCCGTCTTCCATTGACTGAGGTTCGACATCGGTTAGTGTGGCATTTGAGGCGACGCCCAACTTACGTAACGCCGCGAGAACGAGATCGCCTTTAGTAGTGAGATTCATCTGATGCCGCCTTAGGTTTTGGGCCCGGCTTTTTGCGTTCCTTCTTCTCTGGCTCTGGCTCTTCATCATTTTTCAGAAGATCATCAGGATGTGCAAACCATCCAGCATCCAGATATTCCTGCAGATCGTCATCGCTTACGATTTCAAATTCGTAACCGATACCTTTCCATTTCTTGCTGTCACCGTGGCGATAAACCATGTTAGACATTGCTTTTCTCCAAAGAAGAAAGGGGCCGAAGCCCCTCTTAATTACGCCTGGTCTGCCAGACCCACGCCAATTGACTCTGGACGGGTGGCATTGACGCCATACCACACAGCGATACGGCACAGGCCGGACAGGGTGCTGATATCGCCCTGTGTAGCAAATATACCGTTCAGGCCCACTTCAGGGATCGTGAAGGACTTGGTTTTCATGCCAGCAAAAAGCTCATGGTTGGCCGGGATTGGCTGGCTCACGATGCGGATAGAGTCATCAGCCCAGAACACGTTGGTACGCGTAGTGGTGGTGTTGAGGACGTTAACCGCCATGCTGTTAGCCAGTGAGGTATTCACGTTGGCATACGCACGCTGCTCTGGTGACAGGGCGGTGTCATCCAGAGCGATTGGTTTAGGCGTGATTTCAACGTGCGTTCCGTCGACGACACGTACAACAGAGAATGTTGCATCGCTGGTCAACACATTCTTTGCCATCTGAGACAGGAACTTAACGCCGGTGAAGCTAATTTTGTCACCACGCTTCAGGCCGGTAGTCGCAGACATGGTTACTGTTGCAAGGCGGTTATCAACGTTGCGCTTGTTGCCATCGGCATCCAGATCCCATGCTACAGGCTGGAACTTCTGCGCACCGTTAACGGTCAGGCCGGTAGCAGTTGACGCGGCCAGCACAGGAAGTTTCGGAGATCGCATAACATCATCGAATCCGGCCACCTGCCGCTGGATTGTGCCGTTTTTATAGGCATCTTCCGGGATGCGGCCGAACATGTCTCGGTTAATCAAATCGTGACCAGCTGCCTTGTAGTCCTTCGGGTTGAAGAAGTAAGACAGACCGGAGTCGCGATTCAGTTCACGCGAGAACATGATTTCTTCGGCGTCTGCTACGAAATCCCAGCCACTACCTGATGTAGTGCCGATTGGGTCATCGCTGGTAACAACCAGTGACCCCATCTCTGCCGCCAGGTTAGCGATTTTTACTTCGCAGTTGCTCGCCAGTTTCTTCGCAGCTGCGTTGATGCGGCGGCGATATGCAGTTTCGTCACGCAGATCGTCAGCGCGGAGCTGGAAGAAGTCGTTATCAGGCTCACCCAGACTCACCGGAACGTTAAGCTCAAGAACTCCGGTTGACTGACCTGTCAGGTCCCAACCTTCCTGCGTTGGGGACTCCTGCTCAACAGGCATCCAGATTGTGTTGCTGGAACGCTGCATTTCGCCTGCAGGTGGCGTGTACTTACCGGCCTTTTGAGCCATAGGGGTTAAACTGGTGATGGTTTCGATTACTTCATCGATCGCCAGGGTCACCATTTGACCTTCGTTAAGAGCCATTATCGGATTCCTTGTAATTGTTTCTTAATCTTGCGATAGGTCTCAACGTCACCCTTGCTCGATGCTTCATCCATCTTCTTCTTGAGAGCAGCCACGTTTGCAGCGACAACTTCACCAGTAATGGGCTCATCTACAGGGGGAGCGCTTGATACCTGTTTACCGCGAGGTTTGAGAGTTAAACGTTCAGAGAGTCGAGTTAGTTCAATCAGCGCTTGCTGCTGGTTCATCTGGAGGATTTGACGCGTTTTCTCTGGGTTAGAGCCCAGGTGATACATCAATGCGGCGGACTTATCCGGAAACAGCACCATCAGGTCAGAAACGATTTGTGGTGGAACTAACTGTGCAAATGCTTCCTCTTTGTCCTGATAATCTGGGATGTTGAGCTTCTCTGCTGCATCGTAGTGTTTACGAGCAGCCTCGACGTATTGCGCTGACTGCTGGGTATACTCCTGAGTCTTGCGTCCCTGCTCTGCTACTGCATTACTGCGAGCATCGAGTGACTTCTGATTCCACTCTGCAAGGTCACGGTTGAATGCAGCCGTTGCCAGGGCGCTGTCGTAGTTGTATTTACCGAGAGCGTCGTCTGACAGGTAATCAGTTGGATCTGGCTGCTTCGGTAACTCAGGATTGACCCGGATGTGCTCCGGCAATTCTCCGCGCTGGACAGCTTCTGCTTGTTGCTCAAGCTCACGCTGACGTTTGCGCTCAAGACGTTTAGCTGCGTAGTGCGCGTTTGTTGCCGGGTCTTGTTTTGGTTTTTCCTCATCGTCTTTCAGGACGATCTCAAAGCCCTCATCATGCCCTGCGTTGTCATTGGCATTATCGACAACTAAGCCATCAGCAGATGCCGCTGCCTGATTGCCGGACGTGTTTAAGCCTTCAGTTTCCTGAATTTCGGTGGTATCTGACATAATTTAGCTCTCTTATTGAGGAATCTCGGCTGCTCCGCCGGAAGGTTGATTTTGTCTCTGCGATTGCAGGATGTTGGCAAAGTCCATGCGTTGTGAGTGCTGTTGGCTATCGCCTTTCAGAAGGAGTTCTGCGTTAGCTCTTGCATCGGCTGCTGATTCGTTCTGCGCTTTCTGCATGAGATTGAGGAAGTCCCGGAAAGCTGATTGCTTATCCAGGTCCATGTTGTTGAAGATTTCTGCAATCTTCGCCTGATTGAGCTGGTTGGCACTTTCAACTTTTGCAGCATCGACCTGAATCTGCATTTGTTGGTTCTGAGCCTTGAGAAGCTCCGCCTGACCCTGCAACAGAACACCTTGAGCCTGCGTTTGTTCTGGCGATGGCTGCTCTGGCTGCTGTTGCGCCTGCTGCACCATCTGGATTTCTTCAGGTGTCTCAGGTTTCTTCAGGCCCATAGTGACCAGCTGCTTGTTTGCATATTCACGCATCAACTCGACGCCTTTTCCGTCAAGTAATGTGAAGTATTGAAGCAATAGCATCTGCCATTCAGGCGTACCTGGTGGAACCTTAGCGAGCAGTTCCTGGATTTCGGCGCGGTTCTGCTCTTTCATGCTCTGGAATGACGGTCCGGTGTCCGTGTAACACTCATAGCGACCGCGAATATCATTCAGAGTTACAACGGTTCCTGTTTGATAATCGACAGCCTGGGTAAGCAACTGAACCTCCTTCTCGCTGCCGTCCTCCAGTGTCATCATCACCTGCCGCGGCACATCGTAGATATCATTCACCATCGCCTGGTAAATTTCACCGTCGCGACGCATTGCTGTAGCGAGGTTGTCCTGAAACACAAATGTCTCAAGGTCTGCTCGCATATTCAGCTGATTGACGGTGTCAAACGCTACCTGACCGTTTGCAGCCTCGGCATCAACACCCATCGTGGCAACCTGGCTAACTGAGTTGGTCGCCGCGTCAAGCATGTAAGCGTTAGCCTGAGGAACCTCAGGATTTTCCATGTACGAAATAGGCTGCGCAGGGAGTTCTCCATTGTTCTCATCGGTGCGATTGAGCAGATAGTAGGGATAATCATCGTTACCGCCATACATGTACTCGTAGCCTTCGATTTGCTCAGGCCAGAAGATGGGTTTCTTCTTAGGAGTTCGAGCCACAATATCGGCGTTGAATGACATGATCATGTTACGCAGGCGCTGCCCGTCTTTTGTCAGGCGAACGACACCTTCGTAGACTTCTTTATCACCGGCAAATGACCATTCACCAAACACTGGAACAATCGGGATGTGCTCACCGGCGATAGGCTCACGGTTTTTCAGGATGGTTGTGCATGTGATGATTGATTTGTAGACGCGACGACGCTTAACCTTCTTCTCTGCTACCTTGACCATGCCTTTATCAGCAAGCTCATCGATAACGTCTTTAATGTCGCGCTGGAAGTAGCTTACCGGCTCACCTGTCAGCGGGTCCTGATAGATGAATACAGTCTCTTTCCTCTCTTCGACCTCGTAATACTCGCCGACATAAACAACGTCACTGGTCAGCCAAGGGAACAACCAGTTCATGTCCGGGTTCTGGAATGATGGGATTTCATCCTCATCGAACCCGTTCTTCTCAGCAAACGCTTTCCACCCGTCACGGCTCATAGCATTGATGACTGTGCAATGCATCGCATCGCTCTTGTCCATCTGCTTGCTGTTGCTGTCCCATACAACGTGGGTACATGCCTCATGAATCGGTACGCGGCGGATAACCTGATTATTGCTTGTTGGGTCCTGGTCTTCGTATTCGGTGATTAAGCGCCATGCGCCAACCCCAGCTTCAATCTGCTCACGAACTGCGATGTTTACCGATATCTTTGCTGTATTGTGGCGCATGTCTGTGCGGTACATGCCCATGAGGACATCGGCACTATTTGGATCTGCGCCATCCTTTGGCCTGAACAGTACATCAACAGGGTTACGGCGCATCTCAGCAACAAGCTTACGTACAACGGGGCGCACTACATCGAACTGACCACGGTATTGAAGCGTAGTGTAATCTGATAGCCAGTCATCCCATTGCGACACCCGGCTAAAGTACAGGTCGTTTGTCGCTTCGGTTCTGGCTTCATCGCTCGCCATCCAGTCTGCGTCGAACTTACACAGGATGGAATTGAGTCGTTCATTGTCGGCCATTATCTTCTCCGTGCGACTGGTTTAATTGGGGCCGGTATTTTCTTTTCTCTTGGCGTTTTAATGTCACGCATCATCTTCGCGAATCGGCGCATCATGTAGCCATATCGAACAGCAGAAAGAACGTCGTCGTTCAATTTGACGATCTTGCCGTTTTCATCTCGGTGATAGAGACGGAATTCTTCAAAGAATGGCTCGCAGGTGTTGAAGACCTTGAATCGACCATCAAGCATCAGGTCTCTAATCTCGTTAATTCCAGGCTCAACAGCATTTCCGCCATCAGGCCACGTTGCATGGTCAGATAGCATCATGAATCCAGCGTCTGCATATTGCTGCTTGAGTTGCTCTCCGCCACCTTTCTCATGTTGATGTCCATCATGCGGCCATGCTGTAGGGATTTTGCTTGCCCAGGGCTTTACCGCTCCCCATGCCTGAACCGCTGTTTGCTCTTTCTTTTTCCAGGTTCTGGTTAGATAGAATGTGTCTGCATCCTTATCCCACCACAGTTGTATCTGTGCTTGCGGGTGGTCCCAACCAAAGTCCATTGCATTGATAACGTAGAAGTGGTCAGGGCATTCGAACGGCTGGCACTTGATGGTTTCTTCCGGTATCTGGAAGATGCGTCCACTACCCATGGTTGGGATGCCGCGGGCGCGAGCCTCACGCTCATGCTCTGGATATGATGCGACGATTTGCTCTTTCTGCTCATCGCTATAGTGATCGGCGTCGTAGATTGTCATTGTGACAACCTTCTGCGCCTTACTCGGGTTCTTGATGAATTTGGTAACGACGTCTGACATACCCATAAGAGGGGTAAACGTCAGCATTGAGAACTGACCGTATTTGTTGGTCCGGGTTAGGCCTTCGCCGTAGATGCTGTATGGTGGCTCTTCGTCAAACCAGACGCCGTGAATTGTGTCGCCCTGCCAGCGGGCGCGTCCTTGTGAGTACGGCTTGAAATAGCAGATGGAAATGCCATCTTCTACTCCATTTGCGTTGTGGTGTTTTATCAGGAGGTGATCGACAAGGTTCGGGAAGAATGGTGACTTCTTCCAGCTGATGATGTCCTCTTTCGGTATTGAACCGTAGCCAGGCTCATCATTTTCCTCTATACGCCCACAGAGAATACGCTGCGTAGTCTTTGTGACTGTTTCGTTAGTCTCGCCACCAACCCAGAACACGACCGGCTCGAAAAACTTCTTCCCTTCCCACTGTCCGCCATACGCGCCATCACTCGGATATCCTGCTGTGCCGGGGTAGCGACCGGTTAAATGGAATGCCACCTCAGCGCCACCAGTGTATGACTTACCTAGCTGGTTACCAGCCATGAAGCAGCGCTCTGGATATTCTCCGCCTGCGTCAATAAATTCGCGCTGCTTTCCATATGGCGTGAAGTCGTAAAGCTGATGGGTATTGCGGTAGTTGTTCTCTTCCTCCAGAAGCTCAAGCAGTTCTATCTGCTCGTCTTCTGTCAGCTCATCAAGAATCGCGTCCAGTTCCACGGCTGAATAACTCCTTAATCCGAGAGCGGCGCTTATCGCGATCTCCCTTATCAGGTGTCACGTCTTCAACTTGCGACTGCTCTTTGAGGCCCAGGTCACGGGCAATGATGTTTGCGTTCAGCAGATCGGCAGCTGCGCCAGAGAACTTCTGGTTGTAAATAACCTCTTCCGCTCGCGTCGTGATGTCGGAAAAGCCTTCTTTCGATTTAAGCGCGTACCACGTAGATCGGTCTATATCGAGGAACAGGCACAGGCCAATAATGGTCATTGCTCGCATCTTCGGAATAGCTTCTTGTGTCACCGCCCCCTGGAATGCAAAAGCCTTTGTCTCGTAAAGAGGGTTATCTTCTATCCAGTCAAAGTATTCTGCGCATGCTGACCACAGCTCATCAGGTGAACCAAATATTGGGTTTCGCCCATGACTACTGCGGGCCTCCCAGAATCGGTTACCCTTCGGTGCTGCCATCTCTC